TGGCACCTTCATCGATGTCGCCACCGCCCGCTGCGCGGACCGCGTCTGCAGTAAATACAAATTCGTTTTTAGAAAGTCGTGCGGGTACATCATCTGCTTTTTCTTTGCCCCCTATTGGCACAAATCCGCCTTCTTGTCTATAATCTTTTTCCATGCCGCCAAGGTTCATGAGTCCGCCTTCTTGTGCTGCAACTCTTCCGCCTTTGTTCATCATCTGTGGTTGTCCCTGAGCCAGGGGTCCTCGACCTTGAGCTTGTTTTAATACAGTCATTTTAAATTGTTGATAAGACATCGTACCCCCTTGGTTACGATACTTTTGATATTCCATTTTTAACATTTGTTCTGCTTGAGCTTCGGCAACTCCTCCGCCGTTTGCTAATCGTGCGATTCCGCCTTTAGCTCCTATCCAACTCTGAGGACTTGCTCCTTCACCTTGCACAGACCAAGGATAACCTGAAGGCATATTCTGCATTCCAGGCAAAGTAAGTTGTTCAGTTCTATAATCATTAATGCCGCTCAAATCATACATAGTTGCATCGTCAGCAATCTCTCCTAATTGATCAATAGATAAATGAGGATTTTTTCCAAGTCCAGATTGAATTGATCCCATCCAAGTTTTATCAGCTTGATTTCCTAAATAATCTTGCATTTTATAATCTATTTGGTCATCAGTAAGAACGGTTGTTGGATCAGTAGGACCTAGGAAATGTTCCATAGTTGCATCATCAGCAATCTGTGCCAATTGATCGATAGATAAATGAGGATTTTTACCTACACCAGATTGAATTGATCCCATCCAAGCTTTGTCAGCTTGATTTCCTAAATAATCCACCATTTTATCATCAAATTCGTCGTCTCCTTTATGATATAGGTTTTGGGTAAGTAGCTTTCTATGTCTGTCAACCGTACTTGGCTGTGTTAGATTGGGAGGTGGTAACATGTCTCCACTCCTAATGGTATTGCCCCTTGTAATATTATTTCCATCACCACGATATGTTTCTTGAAATGTTCTACCTGCATATTCTTGTTGAGGATTAACATTGCCGCCATAATTTCCTCCAGCAGATGCTCCACCAGCAGGGCCTCGGCCCCTTTGATATCCTATTCTTCCCCCTTCTTTCGCAGGAGTGTAGAAACTAGGATCGACCGCCCATTTAGGAGGCATATAGTTTAATGAACTTAAATAAGGATCATAATTTCGATAATAATCTTTGGCTTGTCCCATGATATTAGCTATGCTTGAGGGTTGAATATCCCACTCGTCTACTTCTTCTTCGACTTCTTTATAGGGACCCGTCTTCGTCAGCTTTTGCCACAACGGAGTGCCTACAGCAGCTAATCCTAAACCTGAAAGAGCTGCTCTTCCTAAAGAAAATCCGTCTTTATTTCTAACTAAAGGAGCTAAGAACTTACCTTTATCAAAGGCACCTCCTATTCTACTAAGCCATGGTCCCCATCCACCGGATGCTTTGGCACCAATGCCTGGCATAAAATAAGACCCTAAGCCTAAGGCAGCTACTTTACCTAATGGACTTTTAAGTACTTTCTTAATGGGCTTTGTGAATTTCTTAACAAAGCTCCCTAATCCATACGGTTGTCTCTTTGAATTTGTCATAATTTCGCCTAAATTTTGAACCTACTTGGTTTTCGAGAATAAATCAAGCGGTGGCATCAGGACATGGACATCTCTTTGGATGTCTTTTTCCTCTATTCCCTTCGCTTTCCACTCTTCTTCAGTCTTATAGATCTCCCCTGTTTGCTTATGTTTAATCGTTGTGGTTACCTTCGTCGGTTTAATTTTCACTATACCGTAACCTCTTTTTTAATGTTTAAATAACTAATGGTAATATCTACTCCATCGCTAACGGTTCCAGCTGTTGTGTAAGAAAGAACCGTGTTGCCTACCACGACCATAGGATTCGTTAAAATTTCTACGCTGGTAGCAGCGGTTAAAGTCTGGGTATTAATAACCTGAAACCCATTGTTCGTAATCGTAATCGTTGGGGTATTCGATCCTGACTTATTAGTAACGTGTAACGACTTCACAATATAAGTTTCGGAAACTAAAGGAAGCTGAGCTCCAGATACGGTGTCAGTTCCAAAAAATTTAATAGGTCCTTCTGCTGACGTGCTCGTGACCCCATACATATTATATTGATTGACTACTGCCATTATTCAACAAAGAAGCTCATCGCTTCTATCTCCTGTCTAAGCTCTTCTTGAAAAGAAGTATTTAATTTATTGATAACTGCGTCTAGATCACGGACTAAAGATTGAAAAGTTCGTTGATCGTATTCTTTACTCGCACGAGTTAGGGCTTGAGTAATCTTTGCCATTAAACAAGGCTCGCTATACCTTCACCTTGACCCGCTGCTGCTTGATCATTCATCAGCTCAAACAAGATATCTCGTTCGTTGTCATTTAGCTGGTCAAAAGGTTTTTTAAATATTTCTAGTGAGAACGCCTCTAGCTCAGCCATTGGATCAGGATTAGAAGCCATCATGACATTTTCATTGACATCAAAACCTGGGCCTTGAATATTTACATCTTCATCTACAAATTCTCCATTTCGATAACCAATTCTTCCACCTTCTGCTTTCCATGGTCCGTAGCTACCTTTGCCTGGATCCGTAAATCCACCAGGTCTATCGGCTCGTCTTCCGCCTGCTCTTGCAAATTGAGAAGGATTAAAATCATATGTTGTAGGTCCTGTATAACCTTGTCCTTCGGGTTGTCCTGGATTTACAATATCTGTAATGATTGTTTTATCAATTGTTTGTCCCGGTCTATCAATACCTTCAACGTTTAATAATCCTCGGTTTGTTAAAATATTTCTTAATCTTTGACTGATTGCTTTTCCTCTAGACAATCTATCTAGAGCCCAGCTTAATGTTTTTTCATCCATCTCGGCCGGGTCATTACTTCCAAATGCGCTTCGTAAGTTTTTTCCAAAAGGATTCACTTCAGAATAAATTTTATTTCGGTCTTCGTCGATATTATATCGCTGGCCTTCGAACTCTCCTGTGTCCCGAATATCACTAATAGCTGCTTCCATCTGTTCATTAGGTTGAAATATACTGCCTAGGCCTTGCGTTAATTTTAATAATGGATTGTTAGGATGAAGTCTTCTCTTACCTGTAAAGAATCCTAAGGGAGAAATAGGAGCTATAAGATCTGTCCAGTTTTGATAATTACCTCCAGGTAAAGATCTAATTGGATCTTGGTAATTCATTGGAGTGTCTATTCCACGTGGTCGTGGGAATGAGTATTCAGGTGTATCAAAAGGCCATGCCATAATTATCTTCTCCCGTCTGGTTGTATATCTAGTCTAAAGGTTCCCAGTTTCCAGTCCTGAGAGACCGCTGTGTTCTCTATTTTCAGTGCAATCGCTCTTGCTCTTGCGCGCGTGTCCACCTTACCAGTGGAAGTAGTGATTGTAAAGGGTCCTAGTGAAGAAGTGGCCGCTGTATCATTAGGAAAATTTCGAAGCATTAAAGTAATTCGAGTGTCCCCCGTCTGACTAACAAAATCAGGAATAAATCTGCGAATCTTCATAATATATTCTCCATCGCCTCGTAGGTCCGGCGCTCCTATCATTTGTCCCTGAGCACTTCTTTTCTGAGTAATATCAAAGTCTCCTGAAAGAACATTGGCAGTAATAGCGGTTATGACTCCTCCGGCGTTTACCTGATCGGTCCCTGTTTCATGTTCATAGTAAATTGTAATGCCGTCCGTGTTGCCTACCACATCAAAGGAAGCGTCATCGCTGTCTGTATAATAACATGCATGAGGTTTAGAAAATACTTCTGAATCTTCCCAGGCTGTTCGTGGTAAAGAGCCTGTATACCAGATTGGTTTCTTAAGCATCACTGATTCTAAATAATTATAAGTCACGACTCGATCAACGACATTAGATCCATTAGTACAATAGTACCAACTGACTTCTCCAAATAGATTATTCAAACCACAATTGATAAGATTTCTGGAAACAATATTAATATCATCAAAGACATAGTCTTCTACAAGACACGGCATCGATTGAAGTTGACCTGCGTATTGAAAGAAACCATTGTCTGACATCCAGAAAGCAGTACCATCCACTTCCATACAGGCATTCTTCCCAATGAGTCCGCAGTTGGTTCCCACTTGTTCAAAAGAAAAGGTAAAAGGTTGACCAACAAAACGCATTAAAAAGATAGCTGAATCAGTCCAGATATAAATAGCATCTCGACCTCGAATCGCACCCATGATTTGAGAACCATTGGCTAATCGTTGAGTTCCTGCCGTATTGGTTGCTGTCGGTGTATAAGTATTTAAATCCTCTTGAGAAGAGAATCGAATAAACATATCATCTTGAGTTGTTGTATTTCCAATCGTAGTTTCTGTTCCTAAAAAAATTAAGTGACGATCAACCGGTGATACTAACACGTGTCTGGAAGCAGTAGGTGCTCCTGAAATAACGGTTGCTCGATTCGCTGTTGGGTTCGAAGCAGCTGCATCCCATTCATAGCAGGCTCCATTATAAACGAGAGCTATAAGTTTAGTTCCATAGTTATCCAGAACCCAGAGTCCTGGTTCAATTGTATAGTCGGCTGAAGAGGCTTCGCCCCAGGCGACGTAATCTGAAATATTAGTTATCGTGGCCCCTGCAGTATGCTCAGCTCGAGTGGTTCCATTTACCGCACGTGCCCCTCCACTTAAGGTTCCTGTGGTAGTATCATTAGCAGTAAAAGAAATATCTTCAGTCCCTATTCTAATTTCTCCTGAAGTAGGAAAAGCAGTTGAATCAGTTAGGACAACATTAGTAGTTGCATCATCAGGAAGTGTGGTTACCAAAGTAGTAGTCGCTGGCCCTGAAGCAGATCCAGAATAAGTTCCTGTGCCCCATCCATAACCGCCTACTTCTTGAGCGGGTCCTACGGTTACATAACACAAAGCAGAAGCTGAACCTGAATTACTTAATTGAGTTCCGGATTCTGATGCTGCCATGGTAATGGTAATCGTGGTTGCAGTCGGTGCTGACGTCACCATAAATAGAATATCTTCAAAGGAAGCATCGGTATAAGTTGATCCTACAGCTGTGACTCCGCTCACTCCATCAAATTTAACAATGTCATCATCCACTAATCCATGGGGACTTGGAAAAGTAACGGTTACTGCAGTGTCAGAAGA